CAGACTTTTCCGCTATGCTTTTGTTGTCATATTTAGATTCATCAAATAAACTATAATCAATACCTATCGCATTGCATATCTTTCTGCTACACCGCTCATCCTCTTCGTGAAGTTTAAGCTGGGACGCATCATAATTTAAGGGAATCCATCCAAGTTTTATCTTTGACGTCAGGATAGGAAATTTATTGAGAATACCATATTTTTCTTTTAGTTTAGATTCCAATATTTCTTTTTCCTCTGGTGTCATAGCCTGATTACCCATCTTATCGGTATAATCAGAATAAATAATACCTTTGGGACCACCATTTACAATTAACTGATAACTGGCTGCCATTGCTGCAATCCAGTTATTAATTGGCATAGAAAGGGAGTCTGTAACCGAAGAGAATTTTATATCCTGATTAGAGCCATTAACATTTGCAGAACTATCGTAAATTACAAAATAATCTTCATCGGATAATTCTTCTTGCAAACCATTCCATTCAAGATAAACTCTAGAAACAATATCTTCTATATCATACTGGCGAAATAGTTTCCCGGAAGAAACCATGTGAAATATCTGTGCAGGTATGACATACATTGCGAGTGGTAATGATTTTTTTATTGCTCTTACAGTGAAAATGGGACAATATCCGAAAAGCTTAAGAGACATCTCAATCTCTTTAAAGAATCCAGCTCTTGTTTGAAGTGGGTTAGGACGCGACAGCAATTCTCTAATATCATTATATCCCTCTTTCTCATTCCCATCCTTGTCTGTGACATATATTCTCCCATTCGCAAAAAGAGAACCTATTTTATTTATAACAGTAGAGAATGGGGTGCATACAAGAAGAGAATCTGCTTTATCCTTATCCAGGGTTAGATTATAATCATTTTTGATGTTACCAGATGGCGAGAAGAAATTGGTAAGATACAAGAAATTCCCATTAGAATCCTTTTCAATAGCTTTTACTGTCTCTCTCATTGAGGGAACAGATATATTAATTTTTTTTTGAAACCAATTTCCTAATTTAGACATAAAAAGAATGATTATCTGATTTGAGATAACCATTCCCTACGAAATGAAGAGGTCTTTACGGACAAAAATACTAACGAAAAATCCGATAGTATAAAAATTATAGGTTCCGTGTATCTTCACACGAAGGGATTGTTATCCTCACCGCAAATATAGAAATAATTTCTATTTAGTCCAAATAAAAATAGATAATTATTATTCGTAATTATATCACTTTTGAAGATTTTGCACGAGCGCACACGCAAGATAATACATACATGCCTTCAAAACTGTTAATACCATCATAATCAGACATGTTAGCGATTAATGCAGAAAATGAATCATCGGATTCCGGGAAGTAGATTGTTTTAATAATCGATTTATACGATTCAATCATAGTTTTCTTATCTGTTGATTCTTCTCTTACCCACAAATCATGATCTATAAGCTTCCTATAATCGTCTGCGTAATGTTTCATCTCTACGGGAATCTCCATTTGTACATTTCCGTCTGTTTTATTAATAAGTCGGTCAGCAGATATTAACGAATCCGAGAACAAGCAGTCAATCATGAATATCTTTCCGCCAGCAACGCAATAAGAAACCATTATAAACAATCCGTTTATATTGGGGTGTATTTCAACAAATATTTGATTATTTACCCCTATTCCCTCTTTCTTGTAGTACAGAATATCTACCTCACCTCTCATCTCCACAGTTCCTGTAAGAGCGTCGCATGCGTCATCGTGAGCGTTTTTCCCCCTTTTCCTGTATGTTTTCAGTTGAGACGCAAATTCCGGCCACCTCCTTTCCCAATCAGCAGGGAAATAAGTAAGGTTCATCACCTCGGAAGATCTGGTAAAGATCCGAACCTCTTTGTTTTTTGACTGATGAAACCAGCTTACTTGAGTCTTGGAGTTGCCAATCATCCGCATTTGTTTCTCTACATTCCGGGCAAATCCCCTTCCTCCATTATTGCTTTCTATATTTGCCTTGGATATTTGGTCTTTAGTGAGCATTTTAGCAGTTTCCGGTTCGGTAAATTCCATCTCCTTTTGTGTAAAAAGGACATCAAGAATGAAATTCCCTATCTCTGTATCGATATAATCAATAGAACATAAATAATCGCTTCCGGTATCGGCTGTATCTGTATAGTTTTTCCTTATTGCTCTATTGGTTATCGGAATAGCCTCATAAGTCTTAAACTTTCCATACATTAATCCTTCCATA